GAGAGAATCAGGCTCTGGTTGCAGAGGACAGGGCAAAAGCAGACCGCATTGAAAACCTCAGAAGCAAGAATGATTACTTTGCCGACACCTTTGCCAAGTTCACCCAGGCACTGGAGCAAACAAATCAGATCGCCAGAGAAGAAGCGAATCGCCGGGATGCAGCCGAAAAAACAAATCAGAGGCTTCAGGATGAAATCAAACAGGCACTTAAAGACAACCGGTGCAGCGTCATCCCTGTTCCTGATTCTGTTGTTGACGGGTTGCGCGGACAGGCCAGTCGAGTACGAAATGGTAACAGCGCCACAGGTGCCAATCCCGGGAAGCCTGCTGACTGACTGCTTTGTACCAGACGTTCCGAAAGGGATGACGTTTGGCGACAGCCTGGTGCTTAACTCACAGCTTCTGGATGCGCTTGATGACTGTAACGGTCGCATAGCCTCCATAAGACGAATTGAAGCGGTGAGGGAGACCAGGTGAAATATCACTATGAAGTCCACTACACGAAAGCGTGGTGGGTTCCTCTCTATCGCTGGTCCGTGCGCAGAGTCTGCAAAGTATTCCCGGTCACGCCGGATGAGCGAAAGATGGATAAATTCATCCATAAGTACGGAACCAAACAGCTACTGGTACACAAACCGGGATAACCCACTCACTTATTAACTCCGAGGCTTTTATGTCAAAACGAGCTATGTCAACTGGCGGGTATCCGTTTGATGTGACTACACCTGATGATCCGGTGGTCGTTCCCGCAGCAACTACGTCAACAATCGGCGGCGTAAAGAAAATGACCAACCAGGCGAACACCACGGCAACCGATGTTGCTGGTCTGGTTACGGACTTCAACGCATTGCTGACCAAACTGAAAGCGGCGGGGATGATGTGATGGGGAAAGTTATCGAAAAGGTAGCTGTCGCAGTTCATTACATTGATGGAGGCAGCGACATTGGATTTTCTAGTTTCCCTGTTTCTGTCACCGGGCAGCAACCTAGCGAATACTTCTCACTTTGGCGCGAAGACGGCATTGAAGTTTTAGTCAATCTCAGGCACGTCATTCGGTTAGAGCAAAGCATCATTTACAAAGAGTAACCAATATGGCTAGGCCAACCAAGTACCAGAAGGCGTACGCCGAGCAGGCTCGCAAGCTGTGCATGCTTGGCTACACCGATGAACAATTAGCAGACTTCTTTGAGGTCTCCGAAGCAACTATCAATACGTGGAAGAAGGAGCATCCAGAGTTTCTGGAGTCCGTAAAAAAGGGGAAAGACCTTGTTGATGCGGAAGTGGTGGATAGCCTCTTCCAGCGAGCAATGGGTTATGTAGCTCCAGACACCGATATCCGCGTCATTGATAACCAGATAGTCAAAACGCAAATCAAGAAGCATTACCCTCCAGACACGGCTGCGGCGATATTCTGGCTTAAGAACAGGCAGAAGAAAGCATGGCGAGACAAAATTGATCACGCTATTGAAGGTGCAGATGGCGGACCGGTTCAGGTCGTCAACTATACCCCGGCAGATTATGCAGCAGCGCAGGCAGCCATGGAGGAGAAACTAAAAGGTCTGGACTGATATGAACGAAATACTCGAATGGGATGATCTGTCATTCCCTGAGCGCGTCATCATTCGTTCCAAGTCCACCAAATCGTTTCTCAATTTTACCCGCCTGTGGTTCGAACTAATTCAGGGTGATCGGTTACTGGTTAACTGGCATCACCGCCTGATGGCATCAAAGATTGATGACCTGATCGCCGGACGTTTAGAGCCTGGCAACCTGATTATCAACATCCCGCCGGGCGGCACAAAGACCGAATTCTTCTCAATTCACTTTCCTGCCTACGTCAACGCACTGGTGCAGGAGGGGCGATTAAAGCGCTTCCGTAACCTGAACATCTCCTTTGCTGACACGCTGGTTAAGCGCAACTCGCGACGTACACGCGACATCATTGCCAGCAAGGAGTATCAGGAGTTCTGGCCTTGCTCATTCGGCGTTAACCAGGCTGAAGAGTGGGAGATAAAAGACGATCGCGGTCGCTCAATCGGGCAGACCGTATCGCGCTCAAGTAACGGGCAGATTACCGGCGGTCGTGGTGGCTACTTCGGCCCGGAGTTCTCCGGCATGGTTATGCTGGACGACTACAACAAGCCGGTCGACATGCTGAGCGAGACTAAGCGGAACAGCGCCAACACGCTGCTGGTCAACACCATCCGATCGCGCCGTGGTGATAAGTCGAAAGACCATCCGACGCCATTCGTGAGCATTCAGCAGCGGCTACACACCGACGACGCTACCGGCTTCATGTTATCAGGTGGTATGGGTGTCGACTTCCACCATGTCGCCATTCCGGCCCTGATTGACGAAAAATACATTCAGTCGCTTCCTGAGCCGTGGCGCTCCCTGTGTTGGGACACTGTCAAAGACACTGAATCGGTCGAAGTGTCCGGTACGCGGTACTGGTCATACTGGCCGCAGATGGAAGACGTCAACGACCTTGTTGCCCTGTGGGAGCGAGACCGTTACACATTCCTTTCTCAGTACCAGCAGAACCCGATGGCGCTGACAGGTGGCATCATTGATACCGACTGGTTCCAGACTTACACCACGCTTCCTAAGCTAACTCACCGCGCCGTATACGTTGATACTAACAGCGGCAAAGTAGAGGACTGGCTGGACTACACCGTATTCACGCTGGCCGGAATGGGAGTGGATGGGAATTTATACATCATCGATGTCGTGCGAGGCCGCTGGGACCCGGAAGACCTCCTGAAGAAAGCCGAAGAGGTGTGGGAGAAGTGGCGCATGCAGGGATCACTTCGAATCATGCCAATGCGTCATATGGCAATCGAAGAGAAGCAGGCCGGGCAGGGTCTTATTACCACTCTCAGGAAGCGCAACAACATCCCGGTAAAAGAGATTCCCCGCGGTGCCGGACAGAACAAGCTGGTGCGCTGCCTCAACGTCATTCCTCAGATAAAGACTGGCAAGGTTTACGTGCCTGCAACGCATAACAGCGATGGCGCGGCAATTATGCACACGTACTACGAGGACGGGACGATAGCCGGGACAACATCATGGGTACTAACCGCCATGACTGAATGCGCGGCGTTCTCTGCTGACGACAGCCACGACAATGACGACATCCTTGATACATGGATGGATGCCATCGATGACAACCTTATTTCCGGTCGCCAGCCAATGGTCATCGACCCGAGCCAACTCAGGAGAATTTAAGTGTGGCCGTTTAAAAAGAAACAAGTCGCCGCGCCTGAGCCGGTGAAAGAGCCTGAAAAGGCACAGATGAAGATCAACCCCACCGCAGTAGCAGAAGTCCAGCCAAAGCCCCAAAGAGAGCACAAGCGTTATGATCCGCCCAAAGGGGTAATACCCGAGGCAATTCGTAGCGCCGTGCTGGCGATGGATTCCACTCCGTACGCAGAGATAAACGACGCTTACGCGATGGGCTATGCCTGGGGGAACATGGACAGCTTCCCCGGCTATCCTTACCTGTCGATGATGGCGCAGAAGCCTGAATACCGGAAAATGGTTGGCACTATCGCCGAAGAGATGACGCGTAAGTGGATAAAGCTGAAGACGGTGGGCGATGATGATAAATCTGATCGGATCAAAAAGCTTTACGATGCGCTCGACCGTTTTCATGTGCGTGATAAGTTTCGGGAGGCCGCTGAGCATGATGGTTACTTCGGCGGCGGGCAGATTTATATCGACGTCCTGTCACCGAAAAACGTTTCTGCCTGGACAGATGATAACGAGCTTCAGAGCAAGCTGTTCATCAGCGACAAGAAAATCCCCAAGGGAAGCCTGAAAGGGTTTCAGGTGATTGAGCCAGTCTGGACTTACCCCGGAGTCTATAACGCGCAGAATCCACTAAGCCCTGACTTCTACAAACCGACTCAGTGGTTTGTGATGGGTAAGACGGTACACGCCAGCCGCATGATTGATTTCGTATCACGCCAGGTGCCGGATTTGCTGAAGGCAAGCTACAACTTTCGCGGCCTGTCGCTGATTCAGATTGCAGAGCCATACGTTAATAACTGGCTACGCACGCGGGACAGCGTAAGCGACATGATCCACTCGTTCAGCATCCCGGTAATCGGTACTGATATGAGCCAGGTGCTACAGGGCGGCGGCGCTGAAAACCTGCTGATGCGCCTGATGATGTTTAACCAGTGCCGGGATAATCGTGGAGCCTTTGCCCGTGACAACGACCCGAACAAACCTGAAGAAGTGGAGTTTGTTAACGCCCCTCTAAGCGGACTAGACACACTTCAGGCGCAAGCACAGGAGCAAATGGCCTCAGTCTCAAGCATCCCACTGGTCAAGCTGCTTGGTATTACCCCAAATGGACTCAATGCTTCATCAGATGGCGAGATACGCGTATTTTACGATTACATCCACTCGTTACAGCAGTCGATATTTAAAACGCCTCTCAAGCGCGTTTTAGACGTTATTCAGCTATCTGAGTTTGGCGACATCGACCCGGATATCACAATTGAATTCGAGCCTCTTTACGAGATGAGCGCGAAAGAGAAAGCGGAGATTCGCAAAATCGATGCTGACACTGATGCGGTGTACGCGACACAGGTAGGCGCGCTGTCTGCCAACGAGGTACGCGAGAAGATAGCCGACGACCCGGACAGCCCTTATCACTCACTGGATTTAAGCGATGAAATCGAAATCGACCTCGAAGAAGACGAAGAAATCGACCCAGACGATAAGGCCGGTGAGACCTAACGCAGGCGTTGAAGCGTGGTATCGAAAGGAGCTAGATAAGCTGGTCAGGGAGATGCAGAAATCCATGGTGTACTGGCTGGCCGCTAACTATAAAGCGAGCGGCGCATCGGTTGCCATGGACGCATCCCCGGCTGTGTTCATGCGTGAGGCGATGAGGAAGTTAGCCAGGCGATGGCAAAAGCGGTTTGATGCTATTGCCGCGAAACTGGCCCAGCGCTTCACCAGTGACGCCATGAAGAACTCTGACGTGTCGCTATACAACGCGCTGGAGTCAGCAGGATTGACGGTTGAGTTTAAAATGACGGCAGCCATGAATAACGCATTGCAGGCAACCATCACCGAAAACGTCAACCTGATTAAAAGCATTCCCGAGCAATACCTGACGCAGGTGGAAGGACTGGTGATGCGATCCGTGTCCCGGGGTCGTGACTTGGCATATCTCACTGATGAAATGGAAAAGCGCTACGGCATCACGCGCCGCCGCGCAGCTCTCATCGCCAGAGACCAGAACAACAAAGCGACGTCTGTCATGCAGACAGCAAGGCAGCAATCGCTGGGCATCACCAAAGGCATCTGGCGTCATTCTCATGCAGGTAAAGAGCCTCGACCCTCCCATGTTAAGGCAGACGGGAAAGAGTTCGACCTGAGCAAGGGGATGTATCTTGACGGCAAGTGGACTCTTCCAGGAGAGGAAATCAACTGTCGATGTACATGGTCTCCCGTAATCCCCGGACTACAAAATTAATAGGAAACAAAATGTCTAAGCATGCTCGTTTATTTAACTACTCATTTGGCGTTAATAAAGTGGTTTCGGTCGATGTCAATGACCTGGATGTGGAAATTGTAGTCATCGCTGAAAATGGCGAACTGGTAGAAACCAGAATGGATCACAAAGGATTTTTTGAGCGCAGGCCAATTCCTGGGATGTGGATGGTTGACGGCCATCAGGGTGAGCGATTCTTTGTAGATGAAGCTGGGCTATCCAAATTAGGCGAAGAGGTGCTTGATGAGGATGGGACAAGAGATAACCAAGATCACTAACAGGTCGCCATGGCGGCCTTTTTTATTGCCTGAAATCCGAGAAAAGCAATGAACCCAACTGAACGGTTAGCGTTTGACCGCGCATCAGTGCGCTCATTCGATAAGGTCGGTCGTCTTCAGGTCGCTATCAGTAATATCAGCAAGGCCAATGTCTGCCCCTACTACGGGCGTGAAATCCCTAACGCTGAAGCGCTGGGTCTGGAGCCTGACAAGATATACCGGCTCTGGCGTCATCCTGAAGAACTGAAGAAAGCCGCACCGACATTCAACAACATTCCACTTCTCTGTATCCACACTCCTGATTTCCCCGGCGACCCGCCCCGCGAATACCGCGTAGGGGTAACTCACTCGAACGCTGACTTTGACGGAACGTATCTCACTAACGGTCTTTCCGTGTGGGACAACTCCGCCATTGCCGGGATTGAGACAGAGGAGCAAGAAGAACTGTCATCGTCGTATCAGTACGTCGCTGACATGACACCCGGCACGACACCGGACGGCGAGGAGTATGACGGCGTCATGCGTGACATCGTCGGAAACCACGTTGCCCTGGTCGAAACAGGCCGCGCAGGTAGCGACGTACTGGTCGCTGACTCACTCCCACTGGAGCTTAAATACATGAAGTTAGACCGCAAAGGCGTTGCCATCCGTGCCGCGCTGGGAGCGTATCTGAAGCCGCGTCTGGCTCAGGATGCAGCACCCAAAGAACTGACCGCCATCCTGAACGCAAATAAATCGCCGCAAGCGATCGCACAGGCCGTGGCGAAACTCTGCAAATCCCGTCTTGCTGCTGACATGGAGATTGAACCGGAAGAGCTGGTTGAAATCATCGAAGCATCCGAGCAGACCGTAGAGCCGGAAGAAGAAGTAAAAGTGACCGGCGACAGTGACCACGAAGCGATTATCTCCCTGCTGCGTGAAGCTGGCGTGTCTGAAGAAGTGATCGCCAAAATCGCTGCGTCTCTCGCTCCTGCTGCTGCGATGGACGAAGAAAACGACGACGACAAGAAAGAGAAAGACAAAGTGGACAAACCTGCAATGGATGCCGCTATCCGCCTTGCGGAAGATGCTGCAATCAAAAAAGCCGCTGCAAACTTCCGCGCCGTGCGTGAGGCAGAGCAGGCCGTGCGCCCACTGATTGGCGACGTGGTAGCCATGGACTCCGCTGAAGATGTGTATCGCACTGCGCTGGAACAGTCAGGCGTGGATATCACCGGCGTTCACCCGTCTGCGTTCCCGTCACTGGTGAAAATGGCGATCAGCCAGAAAGAAAACTCACGTCCTGCCCCTCTGGCTCAGGATTCCGCATCCATCAGCGATTTCGAGAAGGCTTTCCCGACCGCTGGCAAACTGAAACGAGGGTTCTAAGATGCCTTTTCAGAGTGTAATCAATCAATACCCGGCTCCCGGCGTCGAAGGTGGCTTTGCGAGCACTAACCCTCACGCAACCTACGCGGCTGGCGAGGCTGCTCTTGTGGCAGGCGACGGTGGTGTAACCATTGGCCGTTTCGCATGGGTTGTCGGCGGCGTGGCGACTACCACCGGCACTGGCGTACCGGCTGGGTTTGTTCATCGTGACGGGCAGGCGGTAATCACAGACTGGCTGGGTGCAGCGTCAAACGTTGTGCAGAAAGGCCGCGAAATCACACTGATGGTCGCTGGCGACTTCTGGGCCCGCACTGCTACCGCTGCAACTCGCGGTCAAAAAATCTTCGCTGTTCTGGCTGACGGCACCGTTAAGACCGGCGCGGCTGGCGCAACCATTTCTGGCGCGATTGAGACGCCTTTCTATGCTGCTAGCGCCTGCGACGCTAACGAGCTTGTCAAAATCAGCACCTGGAGCAAGTAATGAACGAATTTCAGAAACACTACGCCGCAGCGAGCGGTAAATACGGCATTATTTTGCCTGGTGCGAAGGACTACCTGAAGCCGGAGTTCGCGGAAAACTTCGCGCTGGCAATGGATGCCCAGCCCACCATGGTTACCACTGGTAGCTCCGGCGTGCCTGCATTCTTCACCAACTACGTCGACCCTGAGCTGATCCGCATTCTGGTTACCCCGATGAAAGCCGCTGAAATCATCGGCGAAGTGAAAAAGGGTGACTGGACAACGCTTACTGCGCAATTCCCGGTCGTGGAATCTGCCGGTGAAGTTAGCTCTTATGGCGACTACAACAACAACGGCATGACCGCGGCGAACGTGAACTGGGTTCCTCGGCAGTCCTACCACTACCAGACCCATACCCGCTGGGGTGAGCGTGAACTGGATATGTACGGCGCTGCGCGTATCGGTTATGCGGCAGAGCTGAATGTGGCTTCTGCACTGGTGCTGAACAAGTTCCAGAACAAATCCTACTTCTACGGTATTCAGGGTTTGCAGAACTACGGCCTGCTTAACGATCCATCTCTTCCAGCTTCAATCGCGCCGAACGCTACCGGCACCGGCAGCGCACTGACCTGGAACACCAAAGACGGCCAGGCGGTGTATGACGACATCCTGAAGCTTTTCGGCCAACTGGTATCCCAGACTAAAGGTCTGCTGGATATGAATACCAGCATGACTCTGGCGATGTCCCCGGCTATGTCCGTGAACCTGGCGAAGACGAACATGTATAACGTCAACGTCACCGATCTGCTGAAGAAAAACTTCCCGAACCTGAAAATTGAAACCGCTGTCGAGTACTCAACGCCAGCCGGTGAAATGGTTCAGTTGATCGCCGATCGTCTGGGCGAGCAGGACACCGCCTACGCCGCATTCACTGAAAAAATGCGTGCGCATGCTGTGGTGACTGAAGAGTCATCCTGGAAGCAGAAAAAATCCGGTGGCACCTGGGGTGCAATCATCCGTCAACCGCTGGCAATTGCCACAATGTTGGGAGTCTGATCATGGCTGAAGTTGTTGTAGTTGGCTGCAAACTGCCTAACGGCATTGTGCTGGAAGTGGAAGGTTACAGCGTCGTCCTGAACGGCGCTAATTCCTCAAACGTCATCGGTGGCTACGGCCTGACTGAGAACGTCGATAAGGACGCTTTCGATAAGTGGATGAAGATTCACGCTGACCAGGCGTATGTGAAAAACGAGCTTGTATTCGCGCAGGCCAAAACTAACAGCGCCGAATCCAAAGGGAAAGAAAATGCCGATCGTTGTCTTTGACATTGACGCGTTCAGGGCGCGTTATCCCGAGTTCGTGGCGGTGAGTGATGACCTGTTGAATGCCTACTTTGCAGAGGCAACGGTCTACCTGAATAACACCGATTGCAGTCCGGTAAGCGATATTGCCGTCCGGGCTGTTTATCTCAATATGCTGGTTGCTCATATCGCCGCGATGAATTCTGGCGTCGGCGGTCAGGCACCTTCCGGGTTGGTTGGGCGCGTAGCGAGCGCCTCAGAAGGGTCAGTCTCTGTATCCCTCGCTGACGTCCCGCAAAGCCAGGCTTCATGGTGGTATCTGCAAACACCTTACGGCGCTGCTTACTGGCAGGCCACAGCCGCTTACAGGACCGTTCGCTACGTGCCCGGCGCTTCACCTTCCAACTATCCAGGTCATTACTATCGCAGGGCCAACTGGCGGAGGTAGCTATGTCGTCATTCAGTGGTGGTGATGCGCTTGAGCGAAAGCTTGCTGAAATGGCGGAAAAACTGGGAGAGGGTAAGGTTTTGCGGGTTGGATTCCTTGAGAATGCAACCTATTCGGACGGTCAGCAGGTGGCGATGGTTGCCGCCGCTAACGAGTTCGGAAACCCTGCCAATAACCAGCCACCCCGCCCTTTCTTCAGAAACATGATTGCCGGCAACAAAGATAACTGGCCTGACGACATTGGCCGGATTGCACAGGCTACTGGCTTTGATGGTGAGCAGACCCTTGGCCTTATGGGCGAGCACATCAAAGGACAGTTGCAGCAGTCGATCAGGGAGTTAATGGAGCCGCCATTGTCACCAGTGACCATCGAGAAGAAAGGCTTCGATAAGCCACTGATCGACACCGGGCACATGCTTAACAGCGTCGATTACGATATCAGGGACGGTGAAGAATGAACCTGAGAGGCATTGCAAACGGACTAACCAGCAGGATTAACCAGAACGTTGCTGGCGTGTTTCAGGTCAACACCGGATCCACAACTTTACCAGGCGGAAAGCGCGTACCGTCCTACAACAATGTTGATGTGTCTGTTCAGTTTCAGGAGCTGTCATCCACTGACCTGAAGCAAATCGATGCGGTAAACATCCAGGGAATTTTGCGCTCGGCTTATCTGAACGGGAATTTCAACGGTGTGAACCGGCCCGAGCAGAAAGGCGGCGACATTCTCATGGTCGGTAACGACAAATGGCTGGTCGTGAAAGTGGCGGAGTTGTGGCCGGACTGGTGTCGGGTAATCGTTAATCTCCAGAGGTCACCATGAGCGCCACTATTGACATCAAAGAGATTGACCTGCTTATCCCGCTCCAGGCGTTTCTGATGGATATCACAGGCCTGACGATAGACAACGTGCTCGACGGGCAGCAGAACCTTACACCAATGCCGCTGGGTGACTTCATTATCATGACACCCATGAGGCAGGTCGGTATTTCAACCAGTCGCGTCAGATACGCTGATAACGGCGTGTATGGCGAAGGTGTTCAGCAAAGCAGCCGCAGCACGCAGTGGACCTGCCAGATTGACTGCTATGGGGATAACGCGGCGGATAACGCTGCAATCATCGGTACGCTGATCCGCTCCGAATATGCCTGTGAATGGTTCAGGCAAAACGGCAACACATTAATTCCTCTCTACTGCTCCGACCCGCATCAGACAACGATGATTAACGGCGAGCAACAATACGAAAGCCGCTGGACGATGGACTTTATCGGGCAATACAACCCGAGCGTTTCCACGCGTCAGGATTTCTTTGACAGCATCACAGTTGGCGTTATTGCCGCAGATTTAAAATACCCACCGGAGAGCCCTTAAATGGCAATTTCCTTACGTGAAGACGTACAAATCAACCCCGGAGTACTGCCAGCGGGCGGTAGCGCGGTAGATTTAAACGGTCTTATTTTAACAGACAGTCAGTATGCGCCGGTGGGTAGTGTTCCATCGTTTGCGAACAAAGAAGACGTTGGCCGCTATTTTGGCTTCACTTCGTCCGAATACGGCATGGCCGCCATCTATTTCAATGGCTATGACGGATCCACCAAAAAGCCCGGTGCGTTGCTGTTTGCACAGTTTAATGAAACCGCAGTATCAGCATGGCTGCGCTCTGGTTCGCTGGCAGATATGACGCTTGACCAGTTGAAACTGATTAGCGGGACGTTAATTATTACCGTCGACGGCACCGTCAAAACCTCATCCAATATTGTTCTCACCTCGGTTACCAGTTTCGCGCAGGCAGCGACAGTTATCAAAACTGCGATTGGCTCCGGTGTTGATGTGGTTTATGACACTGTTCAGAAAGCATTCATCATCAAATCAAGCACCACCGGCGCGGCAAGCACCATCACCTACGCAACCGGCACGGCGGCTACAGCACTGCGGTTTACTGCGGCTACTGGTGCCATCATCTCTCAGGGCGCAGATATTGCTAATGTCCCCTCCCTGATGGTTTCTGTGCTGGACAAGACTCAGAACTGGGCGCTCTTCACCACCTCATTTGAGTGCGATGAAGCTCAGCATCTGGCGTTTTCTTCATGGGTAAACAGCGAGAATTACCGATTTGGGTATGTTGCCCACTACGATGAAGCTGACGCCAAAGTGCAGGGCAGTACGTCTACGCTGACTTATAAGCTCATCGAGACGTACAACTACCAGAACGTGCTGCCGGTTTACGGCGATCAGACTTATGCGGCTTCTGCGCTGGGTTATGCCGCCAGCCTCGACTTTGAACGTCAGGAAGGGCGCGTTCCGTTTAAATTCCGTGAACAATCCGGCCTGGTTGCTAACGTTACCTCCAGTTCGGACTGCTCCGCCCTGAAAGCAAATGGTTACAACTTCTACGGCGCGTATACCGCCAACGATTTTGATACCCAGTACTGGGCTGAGGGCGCAATCACCGGCGATTTCAAATGGTTTGACAGCTTCTGCTTCCAGATCTGGCTTAACGCCAACATGGCTCAGGACGCGATTATCACGCTTCAGTCCAACCGTTCTATTCCGTATAACGCCCGTGGCAAAGCCATCATCGAGGCCGGATTCGCTGACACACTGGCTCAGGGTCTGCTTTTCGGCGGTATTCGCACTGGCGTAACGCTTTCCGGCAACCAGAAGTCAGAAATCACCAACGCAGTTGGCACTGATGTATCCGCTTCTTTACTGGCGAAGGGTTATTACCTGTACATCTCAGATCCAACTCCGCAGCAACGCTCAGACCGCAGTAGCCCGAATATGACTCTGTGGTATTGCGATGGCGGTTGCGTCCAGAAAATCACTCTTGCAAGTATCGAGGTGCAATAAATGGCGGGAAATACAATTACCAGTGCTGACGCTATTTTTGCTCTCACTGTGACCAACCTGTACCCCAGCGCACAGACGCTGGAGGGGTACGCGGCGGATGCGATGTTTGCTTTTGGTGACACTGAAACCGCCGTTTCTGTTCGTGGTGCTGATGGCAAACTTTCAGCCGGCTTTGTGTTTGGCGAATACCTCCAGACGATCACGCTGATGCCTGACAGCCCGAGCTGGCCAATCTTCGAAACGTGGGTGCTTACATCTGTCACTTCAAAGGCCGTTTTCCGCTGCAATGCCACAGTAATTCTTCCCGCTACCGGGAAGAAATACACCCTTACTAACGGTGTGCTGCAGCGAGTTAAAGCTATGCCTGATGCACAGAGAACGCTGCAGGCAGGAACCTTCCAGATTAACTGGGAAAACGTAACTCCTGAAAACTACCAGGCATAAGGCTTACCATGGCACGTAAAGAAATTGACTACACAGTGGATGGCGATAATCGGGACACTGG